GAAAGCTAGGGGAAAGAAAGGTAAACTTATTATATTTGAAGAAGCAGGTAAGTTTAGGAATTTACTTCAAGTATGGCAGATTGCTAGGCCTTCGGTAGAGCAAGGTTCTCATGTATTTGGGACTATGGTAGCTTTTGGTACAGGCGGTACTGAAGGGGAGGATTTTGACGGTTTAAAAGAGTTATTTGAAAGGCCAATGGCCTATAATTGTTTAGCTTTAGATAACATATGGGACGAGGATAACATTGGGCAACAGTGTGGTTTTTTTGTACCACAGTATGCTAACTTAGAAGGGGAGTATATAAATGAGGACGATGTAAATGATCATGGTAATACTAATACTAAAGCGGCTAAGAAGTATATTTTATTACAGCGTGCTAAAGTAATTAAGAATGCTTCGGATAGACGTGCTATAGATAGGCATATTGCAGAGCAGCCTATTATACCTGCGGAAGCTTTATTAGATTTAAGTTCTAATATATTTCCTAAAGCTGATTTGCAAAGGCATTTAGCTTTTATACGTAATAATGATAAGATAAAGAATTACAAACAGGTTGGGGAACTTTATTTTGATAATGAAGGTAAAATTAAATGGATGCCTGTAGACGCTTTGAAAGCAAAGGATTTAACACGTTATAGATTAGACCCTCAGGATGATCCTAGGGGCCAAATTGTTATTTGGGAGCATCCTGTTCCTGATACTCCTTGGGGTTTATATATTGCTGGTACTGACCCCTACGATCATGATAAATCGGGTACTAATTCTTTAGGATCTACTTTTATATATAAGAGATTTCTGGTAGGGGAATACTATTCTGAAACTGTTGTGGCAGAGTACACTGGGAGACCCGATACTGCAGCAGAGTATTATGAAAATGTTCGGAAACTTTTAATTTATTACAATGCTACCCTACTTTATGAGAATGAAAAGAAAGGTTTATTTTTTTATTTTGAGAAAATAAATGCCACTCATTTGCTTGCTGAACAACCTAATGATTTAATTGGGGATATTGTTAAAGATAGTAAAGTAGATAGAAAAAGAGGTATACACATGAGCCAGCAAATAAAAGATTGGGGAGAAGGTGCTATACGAGATTGGTTGGTTGAGGAATTTCAACCTGGTAAAAAGAATTTAACTAAATTAATGTCAGAGCCATTATTGGAGGAACTCATAGCCTACAACGATAAGGGCAATTTTGACAGAGTTATGAGCTTTATGTTGGTAATGATGTACCGCCAACAGTTGCATAAGGTGCATAAGGTGCATGTTAAGAACAAACGTATGGAAGTTAAAAAGCGCTTACTATTTCCAGATGGTTTATTTACAGGCTATGGAGAAGATGATTATACGTATAATATTTCAATTTAATTAAAATGGCATCATTTTATAACCCGGAAGCTAGTGTAGTACCTTACCAGATGCTTCCAATGAAAAAGAAAAATAAAAAATGGAAACAAACTTGTGTAGATGCTTTCGTTTCTAAATTTTATTTTGGTAATAATAATAATATCAAACGTCGGCAGCAAATGAAGATTTCTTATGATTTATACAATAGTATATTTGATGAGAAAGACCTTAAATATGTTACAGACCCTTATAAAGTAAATGATAGTTTTCCGGCATCTCTTCAGAATTTTAACATTATCAAACCTAAAATAGATTTGTTAATGGGGGAAGAAACAAAACGTCCTTTTTCTTTTAAAGTCGCTCAGACAGGTGCTGAGGCTACTACTAAATTTCAAGAGAAACATAAAGAACTATTGATAGCTGCATTGTCAGAAATTATTGAAACAGGGGACCCTAATACTCCTCCTTCAGAGGAAGAGTTGAGTAAACTATTAGCAATAGGAGAATATATGACTAAAGATTACTCAGATATAGCAGAATCTACTGCCTATCATTCTTTAAAATATCTATTTGAGAAAGAGAATCTTAAGTATAAATTTATGGAGGGGTTTCATGACTTGACATGTGCTAGTATGGAAACCTTTTATATAGGTCAGATTAATGGAGAACCTATAGCAGAAAGGGTAAACCCTTTGTATTTTAGTTTTGATTATAGTCCAGAAGTAAAGTTTATAGAAGATGGGGATTGGGCAGTTAGAAGGATGAGAATGACTCCAGCTGCTATATATGACAGGTTCTATGATTTAATGGACGAGAATGATTTAAAAGACCTTATAGAACGATACAGACAATCTGGGTATGAAAGTAAGAGGGATAGTCAAGAATTTAATCATATAAGGTGGAGAAATATACCTATCAAAGGATATGATGATTATGATGTATTTACTGGGAATACAGTAGATGTTTGGCATGTTACTTGGAAATCCTATAAAAAAGTAGGGTTTATAACATATACTGATGCTAATGGGGAGGTACAAGAAGAGGTAGTAGATGAAACTTATAAGAAACAACCTGGTGAGTCTATTGTATGGGATTGGGTTATAGAAGTTTGGGAAGGTTATAGAATAGGAGATGGTATATATGTAGGAATACAGCCTATACCTGAACAGTCTATTTCTTTAGACAATCCTAATAGTAATAAATTACCTTATGTAGGAATAGTTTATAATAATAATAATACAGCACCTAGGTCTTTAGTGGAAACTATGAAACCTTTACAGTATATGTATATTGTAATATGGTATAGGCTAGAGTTAGCTATTGCCAGAGATAAAGGTAAGGTAATAAATATGGACGTTACTCAGATTCCTAAATCTATGGGAGTAGACGTTAATAAATGGCTGCATTATTTATCTTCTGCAGGAGTAAATTTAATCAATCCTTATGAAGAAGGCTGGGATATACCTGGAAGAGAAGGAGGAAAAGCCTCGCAATTTAACCAATTTGGCCAGGTCGACCTTACTATGTCCTCTGTAATTTCAGAATATATTGGTCTTATGGACAAGATTGAAGAAATGATTGGTGAAATATCTGGGGTATCTAGGCAACGACAAGGGCAGGTGCAGTCGAGTGAATTAGTAGGTAATGTACAGCAAACTATAGTACAATCTTCACATATTACTGAATCTTTATTCTTTGCGCATGCTCAAGTTAAAAGAAGAGTTCTTAATAACCTACTTAATATTGCTAAAAATGTATGGCATTCTTCTGGCAAAGAAAAATTGAATTATATTCTAGACGATGTTACCAGAGTATTTTTAGACATAACAGAGGATTTTGCGTATGCTGATTTTGATATATTTGTAACAGATAGTACGGAAGAGAATAGGAATTTAGAGATGATTAAAAATCTATATCAACCTGCTATGCAGAATGGTGCTTCATTATCAGAAATTGCTGAAATTATGGCTTCTAATAATCTTACAGATATTAAGAATAAACTTAAGAAATTAGAAGAAGATAGAGCTAAGAGAGAGCAGCAAGCGCAGCAGCAGCAACAACAATCTGCTATGGAGATAGAGCAAATGCGTAAAGAAACTGCAGAAAAAGCTTTAGAATTAGAGTTAGAGAAACTTGCAACTTCTGAAAGAGATTCTGTAAGAGATTCTGAGACTGCTATAGAAGTAGCTCTAATAGGAGCAGATTCTAAAGAAGCTATAGAAAGTGCCAAAAGGCAATTAGAAACTAATAAAGTAGATAAAGAAACTGATGTTAAATTAGGTATATTAGAAGAGCAGAAACGTTCTAATAAATCTCAAGAGGATATTAAAAGAATGGAGGCTAGAAATAAAGCTAAACAAAAAACAACAAACTAGTTAAACTATGAAAAATGATATATTTGGGGGCTTTTCAGCAGTAGCCCAAAGCATCTCGGATAGGGTAAGTCCGATGGATGCAGGAGAAGAGGAAGAAGTAGTATCCCAAGAAGAGGAAGTAATTCCTGAAAAAGATACTTCTATTGAATCAAATGTTGAAGAAGAGGAGGATTATATACCTTTTAAAGAGGTCCCAGAATCTGAAGAAGGTGGGGAAGAGAAAGAAGAGGAAGAACATCCTGAAGATGATCCTGATTTAGGGTCTGAATTTGGAGAAGCGGAGCCTGATCTAGCTGCTTATTTACAAGAAAAATTATTCGATGGGTTTGGCTTTGAAAAAGGAGAAACTGAATTTCAAAGTATTGAAGAGGTAGTAGATTTTGTTAAAAAAGTTGTAGATGAGAATTCTAAACCTACTTATGCCAATGAAGAACTTGGTAAGATAGATGAATATGTTAGAGAAGGAGGAGACCTTAAGCATTACCTTGAACTTACTAAAGGAGGCATAGATATCAATAATGTTGATATAGAGTCCCACACTGACCAAAAAGATATTATAAAAGAACATTTTAAAACTAAAGGATATTCAGATGCTAAAATAAGTAGAGCTATAGAACGTTATGAAGATGCTGGAGTGCTTAGAGAAGAGGCTGAAGATGCTTTAGAAATGTTAGAAGAATATAAGGCAAGCGTAGCGGAAAAGCTATTAGAGGATAAGAAAAATGAAAATGCCTATATGCTCGAGGAGCAACAAAAGTATGTAGAGAGCGTAAAACAGGAAATAGAGGGACTAACAGATGTTAGGGGTATAAATCTTACAAAAGCAGAAAAACAAGAGCTATTTGACTATATTTTTAGACCTACTAAATCTGGTAGAACTAGATATCAAGAGGATTATGTTAAGTCACAAAAAAACATGATTGAATCAGCTTTCTTTACTATGAAAGGTGATACTCTTGTCAAAAAGGTTCAGAAGAAAGCTACTTCTGAAGCTGCTAGTAGACTTAAAAAGAAACTCGCAAATAAAGGCTTAAGAGGAAGAAATCAATCCAGCCAGGGAGGTAGTAAAGTTTCTAATATTTGGGATATGGCTAGCAGTCAATTGAGAAGCCCCTTTTAATAATAATAAAACTAAATTAAATGAATAATACGGTTCTTAATGGATTACAACTGTATCGTACCAAATGGTTTTCGGATTTAGTAGATGAGAATATGTTGTCAAACGCTTTAATGACTAAGCCTCATGAAGTTTCTACAGTTCTATCTTACATTTTCGGTACATATGAAAGTAGTGTAATCGACTTCCTGACATCAGGATTAGGAAAAACTGTTACTGTTGAAAACAGACAGTATGACTGGCCAGTCATGATACAACATGACAAAGCTATTGAAATTTTTGATGCCAAATGGCAAGGTGGGTCTATTGCCCCTGATGCTACTGCTGGTATTAATCAAACACCAATTCTACTTTATTTGAAAGAGAAATGGTTCGGACCTGGCGCAATCTTAGCTTTTGATGAGCGCGAGTTTCAAGTAAGAGTTTCTGGAGCACCTTATCAAGACGGTGATTATTTTGTGTATACAGTATTTGTAGCAGATGGTAAAGCTGAATCTTATATTCCTGCAGAACTTTTAGAAAAAAATAAACGAGTAAGCCGTGAAGGTTCCGCTTACGAAGAATACAGTGAAGAAGCTGATATCGTGAACTATAATACTCCTTTGAAGTTGAGAAACCACTTGACTACAATGAGATTATCGTATGATATTACAGGTTCCGCTTATTCTAGTAAAATGGTAATTGAGATGAAAGACCCTAAATCAGGTAAGTCTTCTTATCTATGGTCTGATTATCAAGAATGGGTAGCTTTGCGTCAATGGTACCAAACAATTGATCGCTTCTTAGTATATTCTAAGTACAATGCTAATCCAGACGGTACTACTGATTTGAAAGGAACTAATGGTCGTCCAGTATATATTGGAGCAGGTCTGTTACAGCAAATTGCTGCATCTAACCGCCAAACATATACTAAGTTGACTGCAGATTTACTTGAAGATTTCTTATTTAATCTATCGTATAATATCTTAGCTAAAGGTGAACGTAAGTTTGTAGCCCTTACAGGTGAGATGGGAATGAAGGAATTTGACCGTGTACTTAAAGAGAAAGCTTCTGGCTATCAGTTAGTAGATACTAAATTTGTATCTGGATCTGGGCAAGAACTTACTTTAGGTGGACAGTTTACTACTTATAAAATGCTTAATGGTATTGAACTTACTTTAAAGCATTTCCCATTATATGATGATATAGTATATAATCGTAGTCTACATCCAATTAGCGGCAAGCCTTTGGAATCTTATAGAATGACATTTGTTGACTTTGGAATGCGCGATGGCGAATCTAATGTACAAAAAGTTGTTCGTAAGGATCGGGAAATGGCTATGTGGCATATTGCTGGTTCTGTAGCTCCAGGTGCTGGACATGCAAAATCTAAATCTACACTTCGTGCTAATGCTAAAGACGGTTACGCTGTTAACTTCTTAACTGAGCAAGGAATTATGATGAAAGATCCGACAACCTCAGGAGAATTATTGATGGACGTTGCATAGGTTCTATACAACTATAAATTTTTTAATCGGGGTCTTCGGACCCCTGATTATATTTTAAATCTTCTAACTAAATGAAGTTATGGAAGTAAGAGTAAAACACCTGCACAAGCAGGATTGGTCAGGCATCACAAGATACCCAAATTGTTACGATGCGATAGGACCTTATTTTACCAGGTCTGGTAGAATATATACAGGTATTGATGCAGCAGATGCAGAACGCCTAGGAAAAATACTGGGGGAAGATTTATCCCCAGGTTCTTCATATTGGGATACTTTTAGAATACGAATGGGGTCAGAAGACTTCTATTTAGATACTGAAGATCCATTTGATGAATTAAAATATTTGTTCCTTAAGGGACACAAAAGGATTGCAGAATCCCTTGATAATATCAAACCTACTGCTCATTATTATATCAGTAATCCTCAAGAAGAGGCTGATAAAACTAATAAAAGAAGTAGACTTAAGCGCAATGCTTATAAAGAGTTTGATAAAATGAAACCTTCGGAAATCAAAAAGTGTTTGAGGCTTTATGGTTATAAATCCGATGAGGTGACAGATGCGGTAGCAGAAGAAAGACTAATGACTTTGTTAGAGCAGAATCCTCAGCGTTTCTTTGATAAATGGGTTAATAATAAAAACAGGGCTACTGAATTCTTAATTAAAGAAGCTGTTGCTAAGAATGTAGTACGTAAAAATAAAAACATGTATTCTTACGGTACTTCTACTTTAGGCAGAACTCTAGAAGAAGCAATAATGTATATTGACGATAAAGAAAATTCTGAAATAAAAGCAGCGATTCTTAATGAAACTACAGTGAAGTAATGAAGGTCTATGAGATGATAAATGCAGTTAATATAGGGGTAGATAAAACATCTACCTTTCAAACTGTATCTTTTGAGGAAGAAGAGGTATTATATTGGCTTAACGAGGCGCAACTGCAACTTGTCAAACAAAAGATGTTTGGTAATAACTTTAGGAAAGAGGGGTATGATGACTTATATTATACACCTGGTAAAGTACATACAAAACGTTCTGATGATCTTTCTAATCTTATACGCCATACTAGTAAATTGACTTATTCCAGTACAGGCGTGTATCCTGAGTTTAGGCCTCATACTTATCATCCAAACATTGCAGTTGTTAATATAACACCTACTAATATACCCCATTATCTATTTTACATTGGGGCTGATTTTAAAGTGGCTGAGCATACTGCTCCTATGGAAACGCAGATTATAGAACAGTCAGAAATAGGTAATTTAGTAGAAACTCCTACTAATAAACCTTATTTGAAAAATGGGTATGTATATCTAAAAGAAGGGGAAGTAAATGTAATTTATGACCCTTATTTAACTCCAGAATGGTTGTATATTTCTTATGTATTTGAGCCTAAGAGATTGTCTCTTACAAGTAGTGTACCTAATTGGGAAACTGATTATGATAATATAAACTGGGATTCTGAGACAGAAACGGAAGGTTTAATTCCTGAACAGATGCACCCCGAAATAGTAGCCTTGGCTGTAAATATGATGCTTGAAAATATTGCAGATCCTAGGTACCAATCACATACGATAGAATTAAGTAAAGCAGAATAAAATGACTGTAAGAGAAATGCAAATGGCGTTTGATACTCGTATTCAATTAGTATCAGAAGCTGAAGTTATTAAAACAAAACCTGACTCTTTTACTATATTGCAGTTCCTGAATAGGGCGCAAGAAAAGTATATTACTGAGAATTATCTTAGTAGGGGAAGTATGCAAGATAATATAGAATTTATACAAAGAAGATCTGGAGCACTTAGAAATATAATAAGTCGGGCAGACCAAACTGCTTCCACATCTCCCCTAAATGATGGCGGTCGTACTGTTAATTTGCCTGCAGATTTCCTTTATTATATGAAGTCTTACTCTTATATTACAAATACTCTTGCGGATGTAACTGTTCCAAAATGGTCTCCTAATAGGGTTATTAATCATAACGAGTTGGATAGAGTCACTAATGGGGTTTACCATACTCCTATTTTAAGGGAGCCTTGCGTAATATTTGAAGAGAATGATATAGTACTTTATGTAGATAAAGATACTACCTTAGCTCCAGGGGATAATTTTTATATGATATATTTGAGACAGCCTAAATCTATGGTGTTAGAAAATCCAGATTCCAATGAAACTATTGTATGTGAATTGGATGATTTTGCGCACAACGATATAGTAGAACTAGCTGTACAAATGTATATAGTAGATTATAAATATAGACTAGGGGCATCTTCAATACATCAACCTCAGTAAAATAATTAATAATGACACCTAGGCATTTACAAGACGCTTTTGAATATGAAGTGAATAAGTATGATTCATCTGAGATATTAACATCTGATTTAATATTTCATTGGATTAATAATGCCGTAATGCAATATGTAGAGAATCTGTATAGTAATGAAAGGGATTCTTTTGAAGAAACACAAGCTGTTACAGATGATCTTAAAGAGCTTATAGAGGAAGTACTTATACCTACTACTTTAAATGCAAGTAGGGAATTTAGCTACAATGCTATACTACCTTTAGATTATCTACATGCTGTTAATGAAGAAGTTACTATAAGTTTTGAGCATCCTAATGACCCTCAAGTTACTATTACTAAGCGAAAGGGTATTACACACGCTTCTTCAGCTACTGTCAATAGTCAATTAGCAGACCCTTATAGTTCACATAGGCTGCATTATGAGAGTGCTAAACCTTTAAGGCTATTCACACAAGGTGAAGTCAATCTATTAACGGACGGTAATTATACAGTAGACGCTTATTTATTAAGGTATTTAAGGCTTCCTACTAAAGTATCACTGGAAACAGATATGAATTTTCTACCTGATAGCGTGCATTATGATATTATCAAACTTGCTATCGCTTTATATTTAAGGTCTATAGGCATTAGTACAGAGCCTACTCAAAAGTCTGTACGTCGTAATAATAATGAATAACAATATATTATGTTAACAAGAGTAAACGAGATATTAATCGGGAAGGATATTGCCCGCACAGCTTCGCTAGTTGCAGGTGTACCGATTACTACTATAAATCAAGACATCGCGCTAAATGAAGTGCTCGTTGTCTCTAGAAATTTTTCTGTATTAGATACTACAGATGAATATAATGATTCTAATTTTATCTATATTGTAGAAGGTACTGATGAGATTCGTACTTATAATGCTCCTATCACAGGTGCTGAGATAACTATGAAAAGACTTATTACTTCTGCTCCTATAGACGGTAGAAAAGTTAAATCTTACACTAAAGTACAGCATGTAGGTAAAACTGAAAAAGTAGTTACATTTCCTGCTATTGACCCTTCAGATGTAGAAGAGGGTAGGGAATATGTACTTAGATTTGTGTATAAGGATATGATAGAACATCCTGGCCAATTTACTGAAACTTACAGATATGTAGCTAAAAGTGGGGACGATTCTACTGCTATTTTTGATGGTTTGCGTAAGCGTATCATTTCTTATAAAGGTAAATTAGCTATTAAAGGAGGTGCTAGAATTTCTACAAATGCTTTAGGTACTGCTACTCTGGTACTTACAGGTAAAGCAATTCCAGAATGTACTTCTACTATTAATGATATTGATGAGTTAACTCAGGTTGATTTTGAAGCTTTCTTTAATTATGTAGATAATGACTACCAATGGACAGAAGTTCTATTGACTGCTCCTAAAACATACACTCTTGCTAAGAGAGGTTATGGTAGTTGGGAAGCTATTAGGGATATTGAAAAGCATGCACAGTCTTATAGAGGTATTGAGAACCGTATTTGGTTCCCTATTAGCAAGCCTGTTATGCGTGTAGAAAAAAATGCTAAATACAATATGTTTGTAATAGAGCATGACCGTGTATATAAGTCTTCTGACAATCAATATAATAAAGAAACTGAACTTACTACTATTGTAGCAATTGCAGGTGCTGGAGATTGGGCTAGTACAGCAAGTCACCAAGGTGAAAATATTGAAGCAGTATTGGATCATTGGATGTCTTCTTTGCCTATTCCTAAAGAAGATACTACTAATTTAGTTTAATAGTAAATATTTAACAAGTGTAGAGGCGGTCGAATTAATCGTCCGCCTTTATTTTTATAATCAATTAAATAATATAATATGTGTAATTGTAGTGATTCCTCTTTTTTTATAGATGATGCAGGATTTCATTTTTGTAATGATATCATAGATAATAATGGGGATATAGTAACAGGTGGTTGTACACCTTGTCCTTCGGATAAGATGCTTTTACGGGGAACTTCAGGGGCTACTCAAATACTTAATAGCACTCCACAAGAAATAGGCCATACTACTTTATATTCTAATAAAGTACTTGATTTTTCAGCTGGTGGGTATGAATTCTTGGAAGCTGGTAAAATGATTCTAAATGTGAGTGTGCATTTGAAAAATAACAGCCCCCAAGAAAGGTTATGGTTCTGGCTAGAGAAATTTGATGGCAGTAATTGGCATACTATTTCTAATACGGCTAAATACTATGAGTTTAGTTATACTACTGAAGGTAATAAGAATTATAATACTTATTTAGAAGTAGCAGCTGGTGATGTAGTTAGATTTAGGGGAGCTAGCGAGTCTGGTACTGTGATAGTAGGGCATAAAACCCATTCTTTTGGGACTACTGTGTTGTCCTCTAATGCAGCAGAATTTACTTTATATCAAATAGACTAGTACTATAGATTATGAAGAATGTAAGAGAGATAGTAAGGGGAACTAATATAACAGCTTTAGAATTTAAAAGTAAGAAGTTTACAGGTAACTTGACTTTTGTACATAATCATTTTCAATTTGATAAGGATGTTTTAGATAAGAATGGCCTGCCGTTAGGTTCAGGTAGTTCTGGTGGGGCTACAGATACAGTTATTGTTTCTGATCCTGCCTCTGAAAGTGTACATGAGTTACGGAATACACAGCAAGAGATTAATATAGATACAAAGGATTCTGTAAATTTCTTAGATAGTAGGGTTACTCAAAATGAAGATAAAATTGCAACATTAGTGTCCTCTTCTATCGTTCTTGTACATCCTTCTTCAAGTTATATTCCAGAGTCTGAAGAAGTGTGGGATTTCTCTGTAGGCACACCTTCATCTAATACTAGTCTTTTAGATGCAGATGGTACTTCTAATACAGTAATGTTTAAGAAGGCTAATACTAGGTATGTATGGTCTACTGAATTAATAGTGAAAACTCACGGCAGGCCTGATAAAACACTTACTTTTAGAGTTAAGAATAAAGCTGATGATTCTATTATCAAGGAGCGTATTGTACTAGTAGATGGGGGTAATAATAAAGTTAACTACTTATCCTTGCCTCCTTTATTTTACGATAATATTGCTGCAGATTTAGAACTTTATGTTACTTTCGAAGCTTCTGATGATGAGGTTGAAATATTAAATGCTGAAAGTAATATTGTAGTAAACACTACAGGCACTGCTTCTAATACTGATTTTATAGAGAAATTAATAAAATTAAATAGGGATACTGACTTGTTTTTAGCAGATGCTTCTCTTAGGATAGTAGAGGCTCCTCCTATAGTAGATGTTCCTACTAGTGAAATACCTTGGGAATTTACAATAGATTTGGACAGTACTAATGATTTATTGTTAAGGGCTGACGATACTGCGAATGAAATAACGCTTAGGCGAGATTCTATAAAGTATAACTGGGATACTATAGTACAAATAAGGAATTCTTCCTCTGAAGATATTACTTTTACAATAAGAGTAAGAAAGAAATCTGATGGTACCATTATACAGGAAAGACAATTAAGTATATTAGCAAATACAGTAGAGTATAATATTACTATACCTGTTTTAAACTATAAAAATACAGAAAGCGATACTATAGTTTACCCTACTATATCAGCTTCTGGAGACGGGATTACTATATTAGATGCTTCTAGTAGGATATACGCAACTACTTCTACAGTGCATTCTAATTTAATACACTGGGCAGGTACTTGGGAAAGTGGCAATACTAACAAATATTTTCCTAATGATATGGTAAGAAGTGGGGCCTGGCTGAGTTTGGCACTTACTGAAAATACAAGTGTCCCTTATCCAAAGCATTCTAATACCATAGATTTTGTAATTGACTATGACGGTGCTTCTTGGGAAGAGATTACTGAAAGTAGGAATGAAGTAAAGACAGGAATGTTATTTAAGGTACCGTCTTTAGGGTGGATGCACGGTGCTAGGACATGGCTGATAGACGATCCTACTATAGAACAAACTGTAATAATGGGGGTAATTACTGTAGAAGGTAATTTTGTGATACTTGACCGTAGAGTTATTTCTAATGATATGGTACCTGCCGGTGGTGGGTTTGTTGAGTTTCTATTTGATAAACCTGTATTTATGCTTGAAGGTACTTATGTCAGGTGTGGTATTTTAACTAAATCTTTATTCACAACTATAGATAGGGAAAATGGTTATTGGAAATCTGCAGGTATAAAAGAATCAACTGACCCTGTTTGGTGGGGGGCTTTTGCTGTAAATGCTGCCAATTCATTCTTGCAAATTCATGAGAATCAGACTGACAGTTTAGGTATTAAAGACCTGTCTGTTATAGAGGCTGGTGACTATGTTAAATTTGTAGCGAATCAAGCAGAGTGGATATTCATAATAGATACTCCTTTAGGTAAAAATGGTTCTGTTTGGGAATTTGAAGTTCATTCTAACTTTATGAATGGGGCAATGCCTTCTAATACTTCTATACAAATGACTGCCTATTACTATGGGCCTGGGTCTGAAGTTAAATACGTAAGAGTATTGAATTATGTCAGTCCTTATGATAATTTAACAGGTTTAAAAGACGAGGTTCCAAATGATAATCTATATGCTACAGACTTTTATTTTGAAGAAGGTATAGTAAATTCAGATTGGGAAGTTTTAGCTACTTTAGGAGAATTTGAACCTCAAACAGTTACTAAATACAAACAGTTTTTAATATCTAAAATAACTGGAGAAGAGGAAGATGTACAAGTTGGCGATTCTCTTTATTCATTTAGAACTCCTTTTGCAGGAGATATTTTGGATATTAGGGCAAGTGTTAATGAAGCCCCTGTAGGACTACCTATTGTAGTAGATATTAAACTTGAAGGGAATTCTATATTTGAAGTACCTTTGCAAATAGATGAGAATTCTAAAACTAGCGTTGGTGCTAGTATACCTTTTAAACTATTGAATGACAGAGCTTTTGCAGATGACGTTGCTTTAAGTATTGACGTAATGCAAATAGGTTCTACTACACCTGGTAAAGGTCTTAAGGTAACTATATTAGCTTTGGTGTAATAAATAATTAAGACAAATGAAAAGAATACATGAATTAGTAAGAGGGAATAATGGGGTTTCCTTAGAATTTACAGGTAAAAATTACACGGGAGAGCTTAAGTTTATTGGGGACA